AGTAATCATCACATTGCGACAGTTTCGCCGTATGGCACGAAGAACAAAAAATATCACGAAGACAATAATTACGCGAGAGTTTAAAAAATATGACGGCCAAGGAAATTATAGACAGGCGTAATAACGAGTTGCAGTTGCAGACTCAGATGCGGACACTTTGGCAGGAGACTGCCGATAAGCTATATCCTTATATCCAACTGGACAGCACGTCTCCGGTTGGTTCTGCGCGGACTACCGAGATTTACGATAGCACGCCGATGTTAGATTCTGAAGACATGATTTCAGGTTTAAAGCAGATATTGATCCCAGGCGGGCAGAAGTTTTACTCTATACAGGTCGCCAGTGATAACAAGATAAGCGATGAATCGCAGAGATACACTTCGATGCTTACTGACGTAAGTCATGAAAAGATATATGCTTCTAATTTCATTACCGAGTTTGATGAGATATTAAGATCATTGGTAATTTTTGGCCCTGCTACTCTGTTTTCTGAATGGACGGTCAAGGATGGGCTAAACTACAATGCTTGTATGCTGGGGACGTATCAATTTATTGAAAACAGCAAAAAACGAGTTAATGGTATTATTTTAACGATCCAGTATACACCATCGGAGGCCGTAGATGAATTTGGCGAGGATAAGGTTGGCGAAGAGGTAACGAAGGCGCTTGCTGACGACAAGAAGCAAAACGAGCTATTTAACTTCATCTATTTTATCCGTCCGCGTCAGAATGTAAAACGAGGGCTATCCAAGAACTTTTCCGGAAACATGGCGTGGGAAGCTACAGTAGTCAACGAGAAAGAGAAGCTGATAGTATCAGAGGGTGGTTATCAAGAGTTTCCGTATCACTCCGCACGTTGGAAAAGACCCGCACGCGAGAAACATGGTCGTGGCATAGGTACTGAGATACTTCAGCAGATCAAGGTTCTTGACAGGACAATGCGGGACTGGATTGACGTTAGTAATAGATGGGCCGATCCTCCTATGGAGATACTGTCAAGTTTTGACGGCACGTATAGGGTTACTCCTGGTTCACGGAACCACGTGCAGGTGTTGCCGTCTGCCAAAGCCATTGATGCTGGCTTGAACGGTAATTTTCCTATAAACGAGACTTCTTTAGATAGACAGCAGGCGATAATCGACAGGGCATTTTTCAGAGACGCCTTTTCACCGCTTGAGACGCTTACAGGTGATAGACGGACTACTCTTGAGATAAGGGAACGGATAAAGCAGACATGGCACAAGATCGGGCCTCCAGTGGCTCGCGTGTGGTATGAAATGCTGGAAGGTTGTATAACAAGAAGCATTATGTTGCTTATACGGAACGGTGTTGTAGAACAGCCTCCTGCCGAGTTGCAGGGTCTTAATTTCGGGCTTGAGTTTGTCGGGCCTTTTGCGCTTGAGCTTAGAAGTATGCAGTCCAAGGCATTTCAGGAATGGGTATCGGTTGTTGCTGAAATGGAGCCTGTTTTCCCCGGTGCTATTGATAATGTCGACTCTGACGATGCTATTGTACGGATGGGCCGAACGTTTGGTGTTAATGTCGAGGATATGGCTACGGAAGATCAGCGTAACGAGAAACGGGAAGCACGCGCCTTAAAGGAAGAGCAGCAGTTAGCTTTGCAGGCGGCTCAGGTTGCCGGACAAGCCTATCAGTCGAGTACAGGGGCACCCGAAGAAGGAAGCCCTGCTGCGGCGTTAATGGGAGCATAACATGGGATTTTACGAAGGCGAAACTTTTTTCGATAACGGTTATTCATGGCAGATCGACAATTGGTATCAGTTGCGTCCATTTCAGTCTCCTCTTAAAAAGGCAAAAGAAATTGTTTCTCGCTTGCGCAGAAAAGGAAGAACGATAAAAGTAACGTGGTTTGAAGGGCTAGGATGAAAGAAGAACTAACACAGGCCGAAGTAATTCAACAGTTGATAAGCGACATGGGAAACTCGTTCCAGTCGCCGTCCGGGCTACGGACACTTAAACATCTGTCTTTGTTTTGTCTGGAAAAACAATCTACTTTTGATGAGGACTCTAATCTGAAAACAGCGTTCAACGAGGGTGCTCGATCAGTGATATTAGAAATAAGACGTTTACTTGAATTCGATTTATCTAAATTAGAAAGGAAAGACGATTATGAGCAAAACCGGATTAGCTGAGACCTCACAGAGCGGGACTATCTCAGCCCCAAAAACAATGTACGAAGATTATGAGCAAGGCGAAGACGTGCCGCGTGGGTTTGTCAAGGTGACTGAAGTCATCGCGTATGACTTTGACAAGACCATAAAGGTACTAGACGAGTTGACCGGGAAACCAACAGGCGAACTGAAGGATATTGAGAAAGGAAGAAAACCGTATTTTTGTCTGACGAAAGAGCAGGAGTATGCGTTTAAGGCAAACAACCCTGACGCTCGGATTGAGAAATTCACAATTCAACTATTGAAATCTACGGCCAAGCTGTATATGAACAGTCCGCGTAACATGAAGCAGTTTAAGGAGAAGACTGATGCCTGATGAACCAGTTGTAGCTCCTGTTGCTGATCCTGTTGTTGCGCCGGTTGCCGATCCTGTATATTTCGGTAATGATGGTGTATTAAACGAAGGGTGGCAAAGTACGCTTCCTGAAGGATATAGAGATGAAAAGAGCCTTTCTACTGTTAGTGATGCAAAGGTGCTTGCCAAGATGTTTGTTGACACCAAGCGGATGGTTGGCAAGGATGTCGTCGCTATCCCGGGCGATAGTTCAACCGAGGGCGAATGGCAGGAGTTCCACAAAGCCGGTGGTCGTCCTGAGACAGTAGAGGATTACGGATTGAAGGCACCTGAAGGTATGCCGCCCGAACTAGCAAGCCAGGTATTCCCGGAAGAACGGGTAAAAGCGTGGCAAGACAGATTTTTCAAGGGTGGCGTAAGCAAGAAGGCTGCTGATAATTTTATTCAGGAATACGCACAAGACATAATGGCTGACTATAAAGCCATGGAGTCGGATAAAGCCCTGAAGAAGGAAGGTATTGTCTCCGAGCTTGAAACAGAATACGGTGCCGCTTTCGATCAGAAGATGCACCTTGGCGATATAGCTTTTGAAGAAGGAAGTAATGGCGATCAGGCAATGAAAGAATCGCTGGCATATTTCAGGGACGATCCTAACGCTGTCAAGTTTTTAGTAAATCTTGGCGCTAAGTTTGCCGAGTCGAAGCCGCCGAACTTCTCTGCCATTCCTACGCCGGGTGATTATAAGGATCAGATAGCCGAATTACAAGCTGATCCTCTGTATCTTAAAGGCACAAGGGCAGACAATAGAAGGATAACAGATAAGATAATGGTATTAAGAAACAAGATGCACCCAGAAGATAAGTAGTAAGTTGGCGCAGATTAGCCTTTCTTTTTTAGGCCCTGCGGAGATGGTAGTAAACTACCCGCCTAAGTCGGCGTTAGATAGGAATGACCCGTTCTTGTTGAATGGACTATCTTTCCGTTTGTGGTAAAAAAACTGAAAAATAGAAAGGTTAATAAAATGAGTCAACAAATACCCATTGCCTTTGTTGACCAGGTTACCAGCAACATCTTGCTTTTGTCGCAGCAGAAACCGGCAAAGTTAAGAATGTGTTGCCGAGAGGAACCGGTTACAGGCGATACGATGTTTGTGGAACGTATTGGGCCAAAGGAAGCTCAGCCGCGTGGAGCAAGACACGGTGAAACTCCAATTTCCGATGCAGACCACTCAAGACGTAAATTAAGTATTGTCGATTACGTAGTCCCTGCCGACTTAATCGACAAACCCGATCGCGCGAAAATGCTTATATATCCTGATTCGGTATATGCGCAAAATCAAGCGTTCTCACTTAACAGGCAGATAGACGATGTTATCATTACTGCTCTTGGCGGTTCAGTTTATGGTGGCCATACAGGCGCAACAACCATACTTCAAGGGGCTGTTGGCGAATGTAGGCTCATAGATTCGGATGGTACGATTGTGGCGGCTGGTGGAGTTCACGCTGACGCTACTGAAACCGGATTGACCATTGCCAAGTTGCTCACTTGTAAAGAGCTTATGGACAATGCTGATATCGACACAGACAGACAGCGTTACTTCTTGACAAATCCGCACAATATTAACCAGTTGTTAAATACGACAGAGGTTAAGAGCGCGGATTACAACACGATCAAGGCTTTGGCTGCCGGTAAGATTGACAGCTTTATGGGCTTTACGTTCAAAATGAGCACGCGTCTTGCCACTGGTACTGATACTGCTGCGACCAAGAGTTACGCTTTTGCCGCTGGTGCTATAGTATTAGCGGTTCAAGAAGAGCCTACTGTCAGCATAGACGTACTTCCTACGCGTCTACACTCTACCCAGATTTATTCGACATTGGGTATTGGTGCAACTAGAGTCGAAGGGCCAGCAGTAGTTTCGATTGAACTCGATACTGCGTAATCTTGAAAGGATTATATTATGAGTAAACATGGATCACTTCCATTTAATCCCATTATTTGGCCTGCGGTTCCGCATGACTTCACAGGCGACAACAACTTAGGCTATTATGCCACTGAGACGACCCAGCGCTACGTTTGGGGTACTCGTGGTATGACTTGGGACGGCAAAGTATTTAGGTACTCTCGTTCAAAGGACACGGTATATGCTGGTTATGGTGCAGTAAACGGTGCGTCTGTTGACATATCGGATTTGATTAACTCCAATATGAAAGCAGCAATTGTTGCTGGTGATAATTCCGTCTTTATGACTATCGCTGCTGGCGAAGGTTATGATAATGGAGCTATAGCCGAAGATGAACTTAGTGGCGCAATGTGTGTCATTGGTCACGGTAGCGCGGCTACTACAGAATGTCGTACTGTAATAGGTAATGAAGCGTGTGTAGCTGGCGGAGAGGATATTATGATTTACGTCGATTATCCGTTTGCTCTCGCGCATGCAGTTGATATGATGGAGATACCGCTTAACACCTATGGTTATCTCTTGAAACCTG